CGACACCCGCTTCGAGGCCAACCACGTCGGCACGACCGGCCGCGGCCTGCCGTAGATACATTTCTACATTATTGGCTTTATATAAAGGCAGAAATGGCACGGCGCGGCGTCAACACCGGAACGCTCTTCGACCGCCACCACCCCGAGCTCAGGGCCGAGCTCGCCCGCGGCGTGCTCAACGCCAGGGGCGCCACGACCCTCGCCCAGCTCGAGCGCCTGATCGCCGCCGGCCGGCTCGATCGGATTGCGGCCCCAGGGCAGGCCGCCTTCCGCGTGCTCAGCAACCGGCTCGAGGTGCTCTACGCCAGGGCGGCCTCGGACGCGATCGAGGGCCTCGGCGGCGACCTGGCCGCCTTCGACCTGGCCGGGATCGACGCTCAGACCGACCTCGCCAGCATCCGGCAGCGGATCGAAGAGCGCCTGGTCGCCGACGCGCGCGACGCCATCGCGCTCGAAGCCAACCGCCCGGTCGCTCGCACCCCTCGGGCTCGGGCCCAGGCTGTGCGGGCCAGCTACGGGCTCTCGGCCCGCCAGGTCGAGCAGGTCGCCCGCTTCGAGCAGGTGCTCGAGCGCGGATCGGCGGCCGAGCGGCGGGCGGCCTTGCGTGCCAAGGGCCTCGACCCCTCAGCCGGTGACACGGCGCTCAACGCCAGCGCGCGCCGGCGCATCCTTGACGGCTACCGCGAGCGCCTCGTCGTGCAACGAGTCGACGAGATCACCGCGCTCGAGACGCAGCGCGCGGTCGGCCAGGCCGCCGACGCCGCCACCACGCAAGCTCTCCGGGATGGTCTGATCTCCGGCACGCTCGAGACCTGGCGCACGCGGCGAGACAACCGGGTGCGCGACACTCACGCGGCGATGGAAGGGCAGCAGCGCGAGGGCGGCGTGCCCTTCACGACCGGCGCCGGCGTCTCTATCCGCTGGCCTGGCGACCATCAGGCGCCGCAGAGCGAGACCGCGGGGTGCCGTTGCAGGCGTGCGATTCAGGCGATCGCGCTGGCTCAGGCGGCGTAGGGCGCCGTGTTGACTACCCAAGAGAGATATGCCGCCTGGGAGCGGCGCTTCATGAACCGCCAAAGGCTGCGCGATCGCCAGGCAGAGATCGCGGCGAAGTCTCGTGCCCTACGCGACGAAGAGCAGCAAGCCAGAGCGCGTCGAGCGGCAGCTCGTTCGGCGAGCGTCAAGAAACGCTGCTTCGCGACCGCCGAATTGACCTGCTCTCGGCACGGCGGCAGGTGGCCCTGCGCGGACTTCGCTCTAGCCTCAGGGCCGTAGGGCTTCCGCCTCGCGTTGCGCTAGGCCATCGGGTGCGCGCATTCTCCCGGCATGCCCACGCCGCGGCGCCGCGAGTCGAGCTCGCCTTCGCACTTCACGAAGGCCTATCCGGTGCTCAAGATCAACGAGGAGCTCGGCCTCGTCTACGGCTGGGCGGCGATCTGCAGCGAAGACGGCGTCGACTACTTCGACACCCAGGGCGATCACATCGGCGAGGCCGCTGCCGAGGTTGCCTGCCTCGACTTCATGAAAAACAGCCGCGTCTCGACCGACCTGCACGTCGACGAAGACGGCGTCGTGCCGTTCCTTCTGCCGCTGCTCTCGGACACCTGCGAGGCGCTCGGGATCGAGACGACCAAGCGCGGCGTCGCGATCGGCATGCAGCCGAGCGCCGACGTCTTCGCGAAGTTCCAAGACGGCACCTATACGGGCTTCTCGATCGGCGGCGTGCGGCTCGAAGAGGAAGTCGTCGAGAAGGTCGCCAAGAGCGGCCACCTCGACAACATGAAAGGAAAGAAGCAGCCGCGCTTCCGCCAGGGAAAGAAGCGCCGGATGCTCAAGCTGCGGATCGACGAGATCGCGGCTGCCGATATCCCGGCTCAGAGCGGTGCGCTCGCGGTGCTCCTGAAGCGCAAGGGCTCGGCGCCCTCGAAGGCGAGGAAGGGCGACCAGGGCGACTTCGTCGACTCAGAGATCGCCAAGCGGGGTTTTCTCACGACGGCCGTAGACGGTCACACCCACCTGGCGATCGTCGACTTCGAGCACGGCGAGGGGGCGAAGGCTACCGGCACGACAACGTGGGCAGACGACCACGATCACCCCTGGCTCCTCAAGGCCGACGGCGACGTTGTGATCGGCATGGCGCGGGGGCACGGCCACGAAGCCGATGAGCTGTCTGTCTCCGATTCAATGGCTGCGCTATTACTGCGCGACCGGGAGGGTGACGAAATGGCGAAGACCACCGAGCAGCTCGAGGCCGAGGTCGCGCGACTCACGAAGATCAGCGAGCTCGACGGCGACGTGCGCAAGCACTTCAAGGCGCTCGAGACGGAAGACGAGATCGTCGCCTTCCTCAAGCTCACCCCCGACGCGCAGGAAGCCGCCACCAACGCCGCGATCGAGAAGCGCAACGCGGTCGACCCGATCGTCTACACCTCGCCCATCGACGGTACCGAGATCCGCAAGAGCGACGGCGCGACGACGCTGGCGCTGGCGAAGCGTGCCGACAAGCAGGCCGCCAAGATCGACGACCTCACCAAGCGCACGACCGAGAGCGACTACCAGAAGCGCGCGCGCACCGAGCTCCCGCACCTCGCCGGCACCGAGATCGTCAAGGGCCGGATTCTCGAGGTGGTCGAGCTGATCGAAGACGAGGGCGAGCGGGCCGAGGCTCTCAAGTCGCTCACGGCGGCAGACCTCGCTACGAAGTCGACCTTCAACACGGTCGGCGAGGGCAACCGCGAGCCGGAAGAGATCGAGGCCGGTGGCGAGATCGAGAAGCGGGCCGCCGAGATCCGCAAGGCCGACCCGGCGGTCACGAAGGCGGCGGCGCTCATCCAGGCCGAAGACGAGCTGCCCGAGGTGGCCGAGACGATCCGCAAGGCGCACGACGCGCGGGCGGTGCAGCGGGGCTAGCGCTCCCAGGTAGAACCCTCAACGGCGGCCAGGTGGCCGCAGCAGGCTCGAGGAGACGATCATGCCGGCGAATCCCCTTCCCAACTCGACGCAGCAGCTCGTCAAGCCGGCCAGCCTGATCGCCGGTGCGACACTCGTGCAGGGCGACGTGGTCAAGTTCCAGGCCGACGGCAAGGTCGATCCGACCGCGGCCACGACCGACCAGGCCCTCGGCGTCGCGCTTTCGGACGCGCTCGATACCGAAGCCGTCGACGTCCAGACGACTCCGGGCGCGATCGTCGAGTGCGTCGCCGGCGCCGCGATCTCGGTCGGCGACCTCGTCATGCCGTCGGGAGCGACGGCCGGCCAGGTACTCACGCGCACCGCGACCAACTCGGTCGTCGGCACGGCGCTCACCGCCGCCGCCTTGATCGGCGAGTCGGTGCAGGTGCTCTTCAACCCGCGTTTTCTCGACGTCTAGGGCGTCGGGATCTCGCGAGCACAACCTCACCGAGAAGGAAGCTAGGGGGCAACCATGCCGAGCAATCCGCAAGCGGGCGACGTTCACGTATCACGGCCGCTCACCAACTTCTCGGAGTTTTGGTCGCAGAGCCAGGAGAGCTTTGTCGGCCTGCGAGCCATGCCCAACCTGCCGGTCGACAAGCAGTTCGACCAGTTCACGGAATGGCTCCGGGCGGACCTCTATCGCGACGAGTTCCAGCTCTCGGCCGACGACGGCGACGTCCCGGAAATGCAGGCCCGGCTCTCCACCGATAACTACAGTTGCGACGTCTGGAAGCTGCGCGCCGGGATCACCGACCAGCAGCGCGCCAACGCCGACAGCCAGATCAACCTCGAGCGCGGCAAGACGTCGGCGCTCATGCTCAAGAGCAAGATACGCCGTGAGAATCTCTGGGTCGCTGCGTTCTTCGCAACCGGGATCTGGACGGCTACGGGCTCGGACGCCGCGCCTGCCGTGAAGTGGGATCTCGCGACGGGCACGCCGATCGACGATATCCGGACAGGCCTGCGGGCGATCGAACTCACCGGGCAGAAGGCCAACCGCATCGTCTTCGGCCGCCAGGCCTGGGACACCTTCCTCAGCTCCGACGACCTGCTCTCTCGCGTCGAGGGCGGGGCCACGACTGAGCGGCCGGCCCTCGTGCAGCGGCGCCTGATCGCGCAGCTCTTCGAGATCGACGAGGTGCACGTGCTCAACGGCGTCGAGAATACGGCGATCAAGGGCGCGACCGAGGTGCTCGCGCGGATCGGCGGGGCCGACAACGTGCTGCTCTACTCGGCACCGCAGCAGCTCGGGCTCGACATTGCGACTGCCGGCGCAACCTTCTCCTGGACGGGCTACCTGGGCGCGACCGCGGACGGCGTGCGGATCAAGCGCTACCGCGACGGCGACCCGGCCCGCGAGAAGGATTGGATCGAGGCGCAAATGGCCGTCGCCTTCAAGGTCACGGCGGCCGACCTCGGGTTCTTCATCACCGACGTCACGACCTAGCAGGGGGCCAGCGGTGAGCGAGGCAGGGGTCAAGCTGCCGCCGGGACGCAGGCCGCCCCGGTCTCGGTACCTGCGAAACGGCGACTACGTCGCGGTCAGGGTGATCCGGCTGGGCAGGCTGGAGCGGCTCTTGCCTGGCGAGGCTCTGCCGCGGCTCAACCGCCGGCGCCTGATCCGGCTCTGGCGCCGTGGCTTCGTCGAGCTCGACGGCTCACCGGCCGCGCTGCACAAGGTCGCGACCTTCTACGAGAAGAACGGCACCACGCGCGAGGCGATGCGCGCGGATCTCGAGGCGGCCCTCGGGGCCGAGGCGAGCTTCGAGCAGGGTCTCGCCAAGGAAGAGGCCGAGATCGCCGACCGCGCAGCCGAGGCCCTGGCCGAGCCCGAGCTCGAAGAAACCAGCGACGACCTGGCGGCCGAGCTGGCCCGCGAAGAGGCCGAGCTCGCCGGGCGCTAGCCGGTGGCCCTCAACAACGCCCGCAGGACCGTCACGATCACCCGCCCCGGCTCAGGTGGCCCGGCAGGCGATCCGGTGGGCACAGCGGCCGCCGTGGCGACCCTCACGTGCCTCATCGACCACAAGAGCCGCCAGGTCGCCGCCGAGCAGGGCGACGCCATCACCTTCGCGGCCACGCTCTACACCCGCGACGCAGCCGCCTCGGCCGTCGTTGAGGGCGACCTGGCGGCCTGGGATGGGCTCGAGGCGCGCGAGGTGATCGGGGCCGATCCCTGGCACCGGCTCACCTCGCCGGCCGGCCAGGTGCGCGGCTACGTGATCGAGGTGGCCTAGCCGTGCCGGTGCGAGGAGCGGAGGCCGTTCGCAAGTCGCTCAGCTCGATCCGCAAGGCCGGCGTCGAGGCGACCTTCAACGAGCTCGAGGTCATTGCCGTAGGGGTTCTAGCCAGGAGCGACGCGCTTGCCCCCGAGCTCACCGGCGAGCTCCGGCTCTCTGGCGAGGTCGTCACTACAAAGCGCGGCACCGGCCGCGAGGTTGCCGTCGTCTATGGCCGCAGCGGGCCGTCGAAAGATTACGCCCTCGTGCAACACGAGGGCTTCTTCAATCCGGGGCCGATCACGCGCACGAAGCCAGGCGCCGGCCGCAAGTACCTCTCGAGGGCCTATGCCGAGCAGGTGCCGAAGCTACTGCGCGAAATGGGGCTCGGCGTGAAGGCCTCGATCGCGAAGGCCGCGAAGCGCCGGGCGCTAAGCAGGAGAGGGCGCTAGTCGTGGCCCTCGGGATCGAGCGCGCGCTCGCCGCCTTCGTCGCCACCGAGCTCACCCACGAGCTCTACGACTTCGCGACCGCAGCCGACCGGGTCGTCTTCGTGGGGGAGATTCCTCCCGTGCCGAAGCGCACCGCGGACCTCGTCAACTTCAACGACCTCACGATCACCCTCTTCCGCGACGGTGGCGGCCCGCGGCAGGGCCTACTCCGCGAAGAGATCGCGGTCACCGTCACTGTTCGCCACCCGCTCTACGAGACCGCTATGATCGAGCAGCGCAGGGTCGAAGACCTACTGCACGAAAACGGAGGCGGCGGCAACGGTGCGAAGCAGGACGCGGTCGGGCTTTTCGGCGACTACCGAGTCTCGAGCATTCGAGCAGCGGCGGGCGCGGTGCCTCTCGGGCGCGATCAGTCTGGCAGCGCGGGCCGTTTCACCTCTACCCAGACTTTCGACGTCGTCGCAGTAGGCGGCGCAGACTTCACCTAGCGAGGAGATCACCATGCCGGCACGGGCGCGACCCCTCAACATCGACCAGACGCGGCTCAACATTCAACAGGGCGAGCCCTTCGTGAGCTTCACGCCGGAGCTCACGAGCGGCGGCTTTGGGGCCAAGCGCGACCTCGGGATCGTGCAAGACGCGAAGGTCGTAAAGAACCTGGCGACCTCGGTGCTGCGTAACACGCAGAGCGGGATCTCGGTTGTCGCACGCGAAGACGTGCGCGAGTTCGACGCCAAGCTCGTCGTCGCGCTCTCGGAAATCTCGCCCGAGAATCTGCAATACTTCCTCGCCTCGAGCACGCTCAACACGGTCGTGGCCGACGCCGCGGCCGCCGTCACCGCCGAGGCTTTCACGCTCACGGCCGACCCCGAAGACTTCGTCCAGCTCAACAACCACCTCATCGACCCGACGCCTGGAAACATCACGCTCGCGGCCGGAGCGATCGTGGCCGAAGACGTCGGCACGGGCGACGGAGCCGCGGGTTCGGGCGCGGTGTCGGGAGACTTCTCGCTCGACTTCAAGGTCGACGTCTTCGGCGACGTGACCCTCGTGACCGTCACGCATCCGACAACCGGCGTGGTCACGACCTTCGCGGCGGTCTCCGCGGCGACGACGGGGAATCAGGTGATCGTCTTGGGCACCAACGCGGCCACCTCGGGCGACCTGCAGTTCTTCACGGGGGCCGGCGTGGCGACCGACGTGACGGGCGCGATCGCGGCGACCTACACCCCAGGCTGGGTCTTCACCCAGGGCGTCACCGACGGGCTCGAGTATGTGATCGACGGCAAGGGCGGCCGCGTGCGGCTGCACCAGTTCGGCGACACCAAGACGGGCACCGACGAGCTGATCGACGAACAGCCGATGGCGATTACGTACCTCTACCAACGGCTCGACCACTCGACGATCACGCCCTTCACTCAGTTCAGCTTCAACGGGAAGGCCGAGATCGAGCTCCTCACGTCGATCGGGCAAAACATCATATGGCCGATCCCGTCGGCCACGCTCAAGCTCACCGGGACCGACTTTTCTTTCTCGAAAGAAGACTACCTGCAGGGCGAGCTCGAGTTCACGCTCAACGACGTCGGCGGCAGCGCACCCTACGGCACCGCCGAGGTCTACAGCGAGGCCCAAGCCGCCGCGTAGCGACTGCGTGGCAGCGCGGCGCAACCAGGCGGCAGGGACGCCCGGGGCTTCGGCCTCGGGCGTTTCTCGTGGTAGGCTCAGGCACCCACTACCGGAGGCCGCCCGCCATGCCCGCCCGCCCTCGCAAGCCCCGCACGCCCAAGCCCGAAGCTCCGACCAAGCAGCAGACTGAAGCCGAACGGATCGCCAGGGAAGTCAAGTGGGCGCTCTTTCCCTTCGAGGTGCGGCGCACCGACCTCGGCATGCTCGCAGTGATCGAGAAATGGTCACTCAGCAAGGGCGAGATCATGACCGAGCAGATCACCGCGCTCTTCACTAAAATGGTCATGGCCGGGCAGGCCGGGAAGGATGCCGCCCCCGAAGAACTCGGACAGCGCATGGTGCGCATTGCCTTCGCCGAGCTGAAGCCGGTGATCCGCGAGTCGACGCGGTCGCCTAACGGCGACTGGTGGACGGACGCCGATCTCGAACGGCTCAGTTACGAGGACTTCCTCGATCTCGCCGGGATGCTCGTCCGGGTCTGTCTGGCAGCGCGGCCAGGGGAGGAAGCCGACGGAGGCGTCCTGGGAAAACTCCCGGCGTTTCTCGCCGAGTGGGTTACACCGCTTCGCGGGATGGCCGCGAGCTTCTCCGCACCTTCACTCTCCTCGTCGGAGCCGGACACAGCCCCGAAGCCATCCTCGACCGATACTGCCCAGAGCTCATAAACCACCTGGCGGAAGAGGCCTCTCTCGAAGTGCGCGAGCGCCTCATGGCGCAGGCCAACATCACGGCCATCGGCACGAGCGTCGGCTTTGGGGGTAAAACCGACCCCCTCAAAAGGCTGCGCGAAGACCTGCGGCTGCGCGAAGTCGCGACGGCGGGCGAGGTGCTCGGTATGATGGCCGAGGCTGCCGAGGCAGGCGCGCGGCTCGGGCCCGACCCCAACCGGGTCACGCGGGTCCGCAACCGCTCGAGGCGCGGGATCGTGAAGCACCGAGATCGTGAGCGGGGGTAGAGAGTGGCGGCGATCACGGTAGGCGAGCTCGCCGTTGCCCTCGTCGCCGAGACCCGCGACTACCAGCGCAAGCTAGACGCCGCCGACCGCAAGACCGCAGGCTTCGCCCGTAGCGCCGACCGATCGACCCGGAACGTCGCTCGCAGCTTCGGCAGGATGGCCGCCAGTCTGGGCGTCGTCGCGGTCGCCGCCGCCGCCGTCGGTGTAGCGCTTACCGCGGCGGTGTCGGTGAAGATCGCGGCCAACGGGATTCGGCTGGCCGGCGCCTACGAGACGCTCGGCGTCCGCCTCAAGATCCTCACCGGCAGCGCACAGGGCGCAAAGGAAGTGCTCGACGAGGTCGACCGCCTCGTCGTGCGCACGCCGTTCGGCCTACAGGAGCTCGGCAACGCGGCCTCGTCGGTCGGCGTGATCTTCAAGAGCAACATCGACAAGGTCGCCGAGTTCACCGGCGTCGCGGCCGACCTGGCTGCCGCCTTCGGCCGGCCCGTCGAGCAGATCGGCGAGAACCTCACGCGCGCCTTCAGCTCTGGGCTCGGTGCGGCCGACGTCTTCCGCGAGGCTGGGATCACGCAGCTCATCCTCGAGCAAGCCGGCGCCACCGACGTCGCCAAGGTCTCGGCCGAGCAGCTCGAGACCGCGCTTCGAGAGCTCACGAGTGAGGGCGGCCTACTCTTCGGCGCAGCCGCAGCAGCGGCGGCCACGCTCGAGGGCTCGCTCTCGAATAACGTGATCGCCGCCGAAAACTTCCAGCGCGCGATCGGGCAGGCGCTATCTCCCTCGGTCGTATCGGCCGGCATCAACGTGATCCAGCCGTTTTTTGAGGATCTCAAGGCGACCGTCGAAGCCAATTCGGAAGAGATCGACGCCTTCGCGCGCGAAGTGATCCCGGCGCTTGGAGCTGGCTTCGCCGGCTTGATCGGCGTGGCGGCGAGCGTCGTGCGCGGCTTCGGAACCTTACAAGGTGTGTTCGCCAGGGCGCGTGTGCCGCTCGCAGCCCTGCAGCTCGGTATCGTCACCGTCGTCGAGGGGCTCAATATCTTCCGCCAGACGGTCGCGAGCGTGGCGACGGTGGTGATAAACGGCTTCCGCCTCATGGGCCGGGCCGCGCGCGGCGACTTCGCGGGCGTGCTCGAGATCAGTGAGCAGAATCGCCAGGTCGTCAAGGATCTCGAGCAGCAGGTGATCCAGAGCACGGCCAACGTCGAGGCAGCGGCCGGCGTCGTCGGAGACCTGGCGCTCGAGTCGCTCAGCGCAGGCGCCGCGTCGCGCAAGTTTGCAGCAGGGCTCGACGCCGTGGCCGCCAAGGCCAAGGTCGCGGCCGCCGAGCTCCGCGACCTGCAGAACGTCGATGCACCGCCGGGGGTTGACGTCGGTGGCGGTGGCACGGGCGGCGCCGCCGCGGGCGCAGGCGGCCCCGGCAAGCAGCAGGTCGCGGCCCTCTCCAAGATCCAGGCGGTCACCCAGGCGCTCACAGTCGACCGCCTGCGGGCCGTGGAGCCTCTCCAGGCCGAGATATTCCTACTGCAGCAGGAGATCGCCGGCGTCCAGGCGTTGCAGGTATCAGCGGAAGACCAGGCCACCAAGGCGGCCGCCCTCGTGGCGCTCAAGGCCGAGCAGGTGCGGATCACCGAGGAGCTGCTCTCGCTCGACGCCCAGGCCGCCGCAGCCCAGGCCAAGGGCGAGGCTGCCTTGAGCAAGCTCGCCGAGGTCGACCCGAAGCTCGCCGCCGAGCTCGGGGCCGCCTTCAACGAAGAGCTCGCGGGCGCCACGGGCGTCGCCTCGCGCGCGGAGATCGCCAAGAGCTTCGCCGAGCAGGTCAGCGAGGAGCTCGAGGAGCAGGACATAGGCACGACGCTCGGCGCGCAAATGGCCGACGCCTTCGCCGGCGCAGCGGGCGACCTCTTCTCGGGCGGCGGCGCCGGGGCTGGCTTCGACCTGGGCACGAGCCTCGCCGGGCCGCTCGGCGACCAATTCGGCAAGAGCTTCGGGGAGGCCTTCGACGATAAGAAGCTCGGCGCGACGGCCGGCAGGGCGGCGACGTCGGCGATCTCGGCCGGCCTGGCGATCGCCCAGGGCGCGCTCAAGAAGCCCGAGACCTCGACGCGATCGCTGCAGGCCTCGGCCGGCGAGAATTTCGAGAGCGTCGAGAAGGTGCGCGGGATTCAGGCCGGCGCCACCAACGTCGGCATCGGCCAGGTCGACCGCGCGATCGGCAAGGCGATCGAGCCGCTCACGCTCGTCGCCCGCCGGCAGCTCGCAGTCTTGGAAGCGATCGAGGCCAACACCGCCGGCGGTGGCCTAGGATCAGCCGGGAGCCCCGGCCTTGACGGAGACCTCACCGACTTCACGGAAGCTCTCGCATAGGAGACCGCCCACCATGCCTGATCCCGACGAGACCCAAGCCCCGCCCCTCAGCAGCTCGACGTCTACAGCATCGGCGGCGTCGGAGCGCACCCTCGAAGACCTGGCGGCCGCCCTGGGCGCGGAGATCGTCGAAGAGGCGGCGGCCGAGAAGTTCTACGACGGGCCGCAGGAGCGCGAGACGACGCTGCATATCGTCGCGCGCATCCTGAAGACCGCCGAGGGCGACGAGAAGCTCGAGCCGCTCGAGCGGATCGCCCGCGAGCTACACAAGCGCAACGAGCTCGCCGGCTGCGCGCTCATCCTGGCAGACGAGGCGTCGCGCTTCCTGGCGCGGCTCACGAAGGCGACCGAGGCGCAGTCCGAAGTCGCCGTCGCGTCGACGAAAGACGGGGCGAGGGTCGCCGAAGAGAGCCGCGATAAGGTGCTCGGGTACCTCGATGGAATCATGCCGGGGCTGCGCGAGGCGATCGGCAAGGGCCCTGGCTTCACGTCGCCGAGCGAGGTGATCGGGCCCGGTGGCCCGCCGGCGAGCAACTCGAGCTCGAAGTCGCTGGGGCAGGGCTAGCCCCCGATGGCGCTGCGGTTCATCGAGGCCGTCGATCTCTTCGACTACGTCGAGGCGATCAAGACCGCCCGCAGCTTCGCCGACTTCACCGTCGAGCTCAACGTCGGCGGTACCGGCGGCTGGTCGCCCGTCTACGACGCCGCGCGCGACCGCATCCTGCTCTCGGTCGAGCCGCTCGTCGGGGCCGACCCCGAGGCCTTCAGCATCGACCCGCTGCTCCTCGACACGAGCGCGCCGCGCGTGATCCAGGGGCCGCTCAACGGGCGCCAGGTGCCGCTCTACGTCGGCTACTACGACCGCGCGCTCGGCACGCAAAACGTCTACCACTCGACCAACGGCTACGTTGTGGGCGTCTCGGTGCACAACGACATGGCACCACTCACGCTGGGAGACACGGGCGCCTCTTTCGGCGCGGCGGCGCCATTCCTCGACCAGAGCCGCGTAGGCTTGGGCGTCGGGTTCTTCGACGGCAACCGCAACTGGCTTTTCTTCGAGGGGCTCACCGACGGCGTGCCTGGCGAAACGCTGCAGACGGGCTCGGGCGTCTACCCGCAAGGGCTCGGCCTGGTCACGGTCGACGACGGACAGATCGACACCGCGTTCGGCGTGCCCTTCGACGGCGTAGGCCAGAATGCCGACGACGTGGTCGGGTGGGTCGACCTCGCGACCGGCGAGCTCGAGGGTGCGCTGCTCAACACGGCCGGCCGCGCCGGCGCCTTCACGACCGAGCTCTTCGTCGAGCCGCCGATCGCGGGCGCGAGCTTCCGCTGGTATGTCAGCCAGTTCGTGCCCGATATCGACTCAGTGCCAACGTCGCCGAAGGGTGAGCTCATCCTCGTCTCGAGGCTCGGCGACAACCCTTACTCGAGCAGCTTCGACCAGGCCTGCTTTGTCAAGATCATCGACTTCAACCCATTCGCGAAGGTAGCCGCGAGCGGCGCACCCTTCCGCCAGCACGAGCGCGAGACGCTCAAGAGCGCGGTCGAATTCAACGAGAATCCCCTTTTCGGCCTGGCCGGATTTGTCAACTCTGCGGCGCAATTCCCAGCCACCGACGACGCGATCGACCTGCTCTACCACCCGCCTACGCGGCGCTTTATGATGGTCGTGGCACCGAGCTCGGGCATCCCGTCGCCCGGCGTCAACGCCACGCTCAAGCAGGCGATTGCCTATTGGGCGCGCGCGGTCGATCCCTCGGTCGTCGGATCGCCGGTCGCGCTCGACGTGCCAGAGACCAACAGCGTCACCGAGCTATCGGTCTTCGTGGGCGGCAACCTGGGCGAATCCGTGGGCGGCGAGCGGGTCGCTATCACGATCGACCGGCGGTCAACCCTGCGTGAGACGTTGACCGGCGCCTTCACGCCGGCGAGCACCTCGACCGTCGCCAACGTGCCGATCGACGCCAACTTCGCCGGCGATCCAGAGGGC